GCTGTTCAAAAGGCTGAAAAGATGGCAAAAGAAAATCCAATGGTTGCACAACCTATACAGACAAGACAAGGAGTTTTTTATCCGGGTCAGGAAGAACATTATCGTGAAACAGGCTATGACCCATATGGTGAGTACGCAGTACAAAGAGAAAAATCGGTTGATTCAGATGATTTAGGAAAGAAAGAGGCAAAGGAATATGTCAAGGAGAACAAGGAAGAGGTTCTCAAGTATGTTATCAAAAAAATTATCAAAGAAGAGTTAGATGCCAGCTAAATCCAAACAACAACAAAAGTTCATGGGATTGGTACATGCTTACAAAAAAGGTGAAGTACCAGCTAGTAAGGTCAGTTCTGCTATCAAACAGGCAGCAAAGTCAATGAGTAAGAAGTCTGTTAAGAAGTACGCCAAGACTAAACACGATGATTTACCAAAGAAGGTTAGTGAACAGAAAAACAAAGCCATTAATATTTACAAGGAATTTGCTGACGCTCTCCAAGATTTTAATGACAAATGTATCGAGATAGCTGATAAAATCACCAAACTAAAAGGTGATAAGACCGATGGAAAAATTTTGATGAAGAATGTTAAGAAACATCTTATACCGCTTAGTAAGTTAATGTATGGTTGGAACAAAGGAGCTCAAAAGAATCCAGGTCTAACACAAGAAGACAAACAGAAAATGGAACTTGTGGTAGTAAAAAATTTATATGAGGCTTGTCAAAAAGGATACATGACTCATCCCACAAGAAAGACCAAGATTATGTTTGGTAAAAGATATAGAAATTGTGTTAAGAAAGAAGGTATTGAGGACAGAATGAAAGATGTGATGAATAAATTAGCAAAGTCACTCAAATTAAAATCAGTACAAAAGATGGCAACTGGTAGTGGTGGATTTAGTTTTTTCATGGATGATGAAAAAGAATCAAAAAAATTAGCACAGATGTTGAAGAAGCATTTGAAAAGAGTGAGAATAATCAAATTGGATAAACAAAAAGGTGACCCTTCAGACTTTGTGGTGGCCGCTGATATGTTTGGATTATAATGAGCACTCATCACACATGACCATATAGTGGAGAAGAGCACCCAGTTTGGGTGAAACACAAGGATGAACCTATGGATGATTATAAGAATAGAATGAAGGAATGGTTGAGAAACTTTGTTCGTGAGGAACTGAGTGATGATAGTGATATTGAGAATCAATCTCAACTAAGTGAAAAGGCTAAGAGAGATTATAAAGCCGAGTACAAAAAATTTCAATCATCTACCAAGATGAAAAAGTATAGAGCAGAATTGAATAAGTACAATCGTAAGAAAGGTACTTATGGAAACGGTGATGGTAAAGACGCATCACACAAAGGGGGAAAGATAGTGGGATTTGAAGCACAATCTAAAAATAGAGGAAGAGCCGAAAAAAGTCGATTGAAGAAAGAATCACTTGATGAAAATCTTCTGTCATTTTACCAATACATGGGTGATTTCTACGGAAAGAAAGGTATTTATCCTGACAAAAAAGGTAGAGATTTAAAGGTTGGTGATATCAACAAGGCTCTAGCGGTTTATCTTAAAAAGTATTCCAAAGATACATTTACTGGTGATAGTTTGGATAGAGAAAGAGTCCGTGATATCCTAATCAAGATGAAAAAGATTGACCCTCAGTATAAGAAACAAGAAGTTCAAGAACTCATGGAAGCCCCAAGTAAAAAAGTACAAGACAGGTTAATTAAAACATTCATAGATGGAGCACTTAAGAAAGCTGGAATCAAGGTGGTGAAGTTCCAACCTATGAAGGCTGCATTCGTGACGGGTAGAGTTCGTTGGGGTGGATTCTATACGGTTAAAGCAGCAAAAGGAACTGATGTTCTACCATTTTATGTACACCAAGATTTATCCATAGACTTAGGGGTTTCATCTAAAGATTTTATTCTTGGTAAATACTCCGAAATGAATAAGGTTGTGAAGAATCTTAAATCCTTTAAGAAATCTGATTTGATGGAGAAAATTAGAGAGAATAAGGAAAAGATGAAACAATACTTTATGAAAAAAGGAGATAATGAAAAGGACGCCACAGATAAACTTAGATTCTATGATTTAGTCAAAAAATTATATAAAGGTGCTAAACCAGCACAAAGAGCTCAGATTATGAGTTCACTATGGGCGAATGAATCCATACAAGAGGGTAAGATGAGACCAGCCGTAAAGAAGTTGTTGAAACAAAAAGGATACGACCCTATCTTTCACGCCATAGATACTTCAAAAAGACAATTCAAACAGATGAGATATTCACGAGGTGAGATACAAGATACATTATTCGATATGTTTGGTACTGAAGACCCTAAGATTGTTAAAAAGATTAAAGAAAATTTGAATGAAGCAGTTTCCAAGTCCCAAGCTCAAGAAATAATGAGACAATTGGGTGGAAGAAAATTTGAGATGTTGATGGGTGTGAAATCCAAAGGTGTTGGTAAGGATGGTTTGATTATTCACATTGGTAGAAACCCAAAAAAGATTTCTCATATAATTATTGATATTGATAGAGGAAAAGATTTATACAACTTGACATTTGGTAAAATTTTTAAGTATCAATTCAAGGTGGTCAAAAAGTTAAAAGGAATTTATGTAGACCAACTACATGATATGATTGAAAAGTATACTGGTCTACTAACCACATTTAGGAAAAGATAATGATTAAATTAAAAAAATTAATGACCGAATCCGTATGGAATAGAAAGTTTGGTGAACCATTACCAACATTAGATGATGTAATGAAGGCACATCAAAGAAAGACCATTACCGAAGGAACTCGTTGGTTGGTTGGTATAGAACAACCCAATGGTAAGATTTTATCTACCTACGGACATTACGATGGTTATCCTGAATGGGCAGGTAAACATTTGAAAAAATATTATAACAATCCTGCCAAAGCAAAAGAATTATTAAAACTCGGTAGGTCAGGTATTTCCTCAATTGGAAAGAAAATCAAAGGTAGTAAGAATCATTCATTTGATAATCCTGAAAAAGATACAACAATTTTTTATGGTAGAGACAGAGGTGAGAAAACTAATTACACAAGTAATTGGAAAGATAGGGATTCTGTCAAGTTCAATAGTGGTGAAGAATACGCTTACATCTACAATTTGAAAGATAAGAAGTGGTATTATAAATCACGATACTCAAATCCTCAAGATTGGACGGAGTTAAAGTAATGAAACTCAAGGAAGTATTCGAACAATTAATTAGTGATAATACTTGTATCCATTGTGGAACCATTGTTGATGAAAACTTAAGAAAGTGGTTCAAAGATAGATGGGTGAATATTGGTAAGAAGAAAAAGGGCGGGGGACACCCACCTTGTGGTACAAGTGGTAAGAAAAGAGGATACGCTAAATGTGTTCCTGCTGCGAAAGCTGCAAGGATGACTAAGAAACAAAAGGCAAGTGCTACTCGTAGAAAGAGAGCAGCACAAAACAAAGCTGGAAGAGGTGGTAAACAATCACGAGGACAAGGTAAGAAACCAATCTATGTATCAACCAAACCCAAAAAATAATGGGTTGGAGTAAGAAGTACAAGAGAAGTATTGATTGTAATAACCCAAAAGGATTCAGTCAAAAAGCTCATTGTCAAGGAAGAAAAAAGAGAGAAAACATGGAAATAAATGAATTAGTACCAAATATGGCAGTGGTCAATCCACAAGCTTACAATCAGTTGTTGAAAAGACAATTGACCAAAACCAAAAAGGTCGGTACTGCTCTCAAAAATAAAAAAGACCCTTTACACAAAAGAGCCGTACAATTGGTAAAAAGAATTTTAAAAAAAGAAATGTTAAACTACCCAAATTATTTGAAGAATCAATCACCTGTTCCACAGAATAATCCTGATGGGGAACATAGATTCAAAAAGGGAAAAGACCAAAAGGAAAGTATTATGAGAGAAACTACGGAATCTATGATAAGAGAAATTATCCGTGAGGAGATAGCTATTATCAAAGAGGATAGAATAAAAACTTTTTGTCAACATAACGAATGTGCAGAACAAGCAATTCATATGTATGAGAAGAAAGATGCTTGTTATCACAAGGTCAAAGCTCGTTACGATGTATGGCCTTCAGCCTACGCAAGTGGAGCACTTGTGAAGTGTCGTAAAGTCGGTGCTAAGAATTGGGGTAATAAATCCAAAAAGAAAGAAGGATTCGCAAGTGATGCTCAGAGACGAGCAGCATTCGCAAGTGGTTATGAAGAAAAGGGTAAAAAGAAAAAGAAAGAATCCTACGATATATTTTCTGAAGAAGGTGGATGGGGTTACACAATGACAGGTTTAGTTGAGGCCGAGTATCAAGGTCGTAAGGTAAAACTTGGTAAACCGATGCAAGGTGATGTCAAAAAATTTAAGGTATATGTTAAGAACCCAAAGGGTAATGTGGTCAAGGTAAACTTTGGACAAGGTGGAGATGCTAAAGGTGGAACCATGAGAATTAGAAAATCAAATCCAAAAGCCAGAGCTAACTTTAGAGCAAGACACAATTGTGATAATCCAGGACCAAGACATAAAGCTCGTTATTGGAGTTGTCGAAAGTGGTAAAACTCAAAGATTTACTCTATGAGAAAAAAGACCATGAAGGGTCTATGGCTAAATCCCAACTTGAAAGAAGTAAAGAATATGCGATGATGATTTACAAAATCATCCAAAATGTTGACAAGGATGGTGATGGTGAGGTTGAGTTTCCAGCTTGGGTACAATCAAAACTTACCAAAGCTGAAGATTATTTACAATCAGTTTACAATTACTTAGATGGTAAGGATGGGTTAGATGATAAGTTTCAAGATGAAGCTTCCCAAACGGCATATGTACCAGGATATCAAACACCTCATGCTTTCAAAAAATCTACCAAAACCGCTATTGATTGGGATGACGAGGACGATGATGATGAGATATTAGGTGGTTTGAAAGATGTTAGAGGAAAGAGAGTAAAAAGATTTGGAGAGGCCCCGATGGGTACTCAGTTAAAATATAGTACACCCGAAGCTAAAGTATTTGTTGAAAAAGATGTACAGCAGATGGGTAAGATACTCAATAAAGCATCACAACAATCCATAAAGGTAATGTTGAGTGGTGTTAAGGCAGGTAAGTATGATGCTATGGATTTGATTCGTGGTATCAAAGAAGGGCCAGCAGGTGACACGAGTGTTGGTGTTAGAAGTATGTTACAAGTTCTTTGGAACAAAGTAGAAAAAAGATTTAGAAAGTATCTTGGTGGTAAAAAACGAAGATGATGATATTTATTTGTAATTAGGAGAGACAAAATGTCAAAGAAATTAAAAGATTTATTAAAAGAAGATATCACCACAATGGGTGGAGTGGTATCAAGACCAGCATTTAGCGGTTTGGATATGGGTTTCAAAACTCAGAAATCTACCAAACTCACGAATATCGTTGAGGATATGTATGGTGATTCCAAACCTAAGATTAATGTAAAAGAATTCGTTCAAGAAATTGGACAATATGGTTCTTATGGTAAAGAAATTTATCGTGAGGGTAATTTAAAAGAATTAGCTTCTCGTCTTTCTAAACTTGCAGAAACAGCAAAACAACACACACTTCAAGAAACCGAAGATTGGTTTGATAAGATAACAGTCAATCGTAACATGAAGGAATTGACAAGTCTCTCAGGTCAATTCAAAAAAGTAGCTTCCGAAGCACAATCTCTCCAAGAAAGAATGTCTACTTTGTATGAGGATATGGGACACATTCTTGGTCGTTATTATGAAATAAATGGTGAAGTGACTGAAACCGAAGTAAAGGAAGAGTTTAATGGTGTTGTTCGTGAGGGTGAGTATGAAGAGTTTTTCCAATCAGCTATGAAAAAATTTGGAATATCTTCACCTGATGAGTTAGACGATGATAAGAAGAAAGAATTTTTTAACTATGTGGATAAAAACTATTCCGCTAAAAACGAAAAAGACTAAGTAGGAGTTTATGTTAGAAGTAAAGGTTCGTAAAAACAATGTAGAACACGCACTACGAATATTAAAGCGTAAAATAAAGGATAGTGGTTTGATGTTGGAATTAAGAGAAAGAGAATTCTACACCAAACCATCGGTCAAAAACAGAGAAAAGAGAAAGTTAGCCAAGGTTAGAAATTGGATAAGACAAAGGGAAAAGAATCCTGATTGGTGTGGAGAACCACCGACTCAATCTCTAAAAGAAAAATATGGAAGAAAAGACCGAAAGAAGTACTAATTTTTCTCACTTGTATATATTTATATAAACAAGAATATGTCATTAGTTCTATATGACATACCGATGATAATGTAATCACATTATAGTTCCCAATAACTATATTAAATCCGTTGAGTTTAGGCTCAACAATCTCAAAGGAGATTAATAATGGATGATCTTTTAAAAGACGCTATAGCTGATGCTAAAGCTGTCCGTGAAACGGCACTTGCTAACGCTAAACTAGCTCTCGAAGAAGCATTCACTCCACGCATTCAGTCTATGTTGTCTCAAAAGATACAATCTGAAATCGAAGATGAAGATGAAGTTGCTGACGCTGATGAAGCTATGCATGGTGGTGAAGACCACGATGAAGAAGAAGAAGCACCTGAAGCTGAAGCACCAGAAGTAGCTGTAGAACCTGAAGAAGGTGAAGAAGTTGCTGATATCGCTGATGAAATCGAAGATGAAGATGAAGCAATGCACGGCGAAGGAGAGGAAGAAGATTCTGATGAAGGATATGATGAATCTAATGTAATCGAAATCGATGGTGTTAAGTACGCTCCAGTAGTATCTGAAGAAGAAGAAGACGAAGATGAAGCTATGCACGAAGAAGAAGATGAGGACGAAGGATATTCCGAAGACCTTGATTTGGAAGCTGTATTGGCTGAGTTGGAAGGTGAAACTGTAACTGAAGAAGAAGATGAAGAAGAAGTTGACGAATCTGTAAACGAAGAAGAAGATAATGATGAAGGTGAAGAAGTTGAAGAAGAAGTCAATGAAAACGATGTATCCTCTGATATTGGTTCAGCAGACAACAAAGTAAAACCTGAAGCTGGTGATTCATCTAAGATTGGACAAGGTCCTGAAGGTGAAGGTTCTGATAAACCTGCTGGTAAGGAACTCGAAGACCAAGAAATAGTAGATGATTTGAAAGAAGATATCGAAATTTCTGAAGACATCGACCTTGAAGAAGTATTGAAAGCACTTACAGAAGAAGAAGACGAAGAAGAGAAGAAAGACGAATCAGTCGAAGAATCTGTGAATGAAGAACTCAATACTATCAAAGCTGATTTAGAAGAGCACAGAAATGTAGTGAAATATCTGCGTGGTAAGTTGAATGAAGTTAATCTTCTCAACGCTAAACTATTGTTCACAAACAAGTTATTCCGTAATTTCGGACTATCTAACGAACAGAAGTTAAAAGTTGTGGAGACTTTCGACAGAGCAACAAACTTAAGAGAAGTCAAGTTGGTATTTTCAACCTTGGCAGAATCTTTCGGTAACAAAGTGGCAAGTAAGCCAAGTAAAAAACAAGAATCTAAAGGTTCAAGTTCGAAGCCAGTTGCTTCTACCAAACCAAAAACTGAAGAAGTAATTTCTGAAGGGTTTGATATGAAGGAACGCTTCCAAAAACTTGCGAAGATTCTTTAATTCAAAACTAATTAATAATGGAGAACTAAAATGAGTTCATTTGACAAAATTGAAAAACTCATGGATTCTTATGATCCTGTTCGTTCCCGTTTAGCAGAAACCGAAAAGTTAGTCCAAAAGTGGGAACCCACTGGACTTCTTGAAGGAATTGAAGATACAAACAAACAGCATGGAATGGCTGTTCTTCTTGAGAACCAAGCTCGTCAGTTAATTGATGAATCATCAAAGACTGGTGGAAGTGGTTCTGAAGAATGGAGTGGTGTAGCTTTACCATTGGTTCGTAGAATCTTTGGTGAGTTAGCAGCTCAAGACTTTGTTAGTGTTCAACCTATGAACCTACCAAGTGGTCTTATCTTCTATCTTGACTTCAAATATGGTACTGCTCAAACTGCGAACCATACACAAGGTAGCCATATACATGGTAATACCTCCGCTTCTGCTGATGCAAGTGGTGGTTTATACGGAGCTGGTAAGTTCGGATACTCTATCAATGATAATGAATCTTCAACTATCGCTAACTCTGATATTACACAAACCTCTGCTTCTTGGAAAGAAGTTGAATTCGAACCAGACCTATCTGCATCTATTGCTACAACTGCAGCAGACCAGATTGTTAAACTAGCTGTATCAAGAACTAATTTCTTAACAGCAGCTCCAGCAGCTGACTTAAACGGAATTAGAGCTTTTGAAGTTAGTGGTTCAGATGTATCCGCACACTACCCAGCATACTCTTACTTCGACGCTGACAATGTATACTTTTATGTTAAGTCAACAAATGGTAATATAGCATCTGCTGGTATTGGTGTGAAATATCACAAGCAACCAACTGAAACTGCAAGAGGTGATTTCGAGCAGAGTTCATTTACAACACCTGCACCTTCAAGTGCTGATGATGTAGATATTCCTGAAATCGATATCGCATTAAGACAGATTTCAATCGTTGCTAAAACTCGTAAACTCAAAGCAGTATGGACTCCTGAGTTAGCTCAAGACCTTAACGCTTATCACTCTGTTGACGCAGAAGCTGAATTGACTTCTATGTTAAGTGAGTACATCTCAATGGAAATTGATTTGGAAATCCTTGACCTATTGAAATCTGAAGCTAACGCTAAAACTGAGTACTGGTCAGCTAAGGTTGGATTTGAGTATGATTCAGCAAACTCCGTATTCTCAGAAGTTTCTGGTCCTTCAAATGCTTACACCAAAGGTACTTGGTTCCAAACTCTTGGAAACAAACTACAAGCTGTAAGTAACGCGATTCATCAGAAGACTCTAAGAGGTGGTGCTAATTTCATTGTTGTTTCACCTGAAACTGCAACTATAATTGAATCCATACCTGGATACGCTGCTGATACGAATGGTGAAGCTACTAACGCTTCATTTGCAATGGGTGTACAAAGAGTAGGTGCACTTAATAACAGATATACGGTTTACAAGAACCCATATATGTTAGAGAATGACATTCTTCTTGGTTTCAGAGGAGCTAACTTCCTTGAAACTGGAGCTGTCTACGCACCTTATGTTCCGTTAATCATGACTCCTCTTGTTTACGATCCTGTCAACTTTACACCAAGAAAAGGTGTGATGACAAGATACGCGAAGAAGATGGTAAGACCTGAATTCTACGGAAAAGTCATCGTTGCTGATGTCAACCTTGTTTAATTGAGTTTACGGACTTAATTTTACAAATCTTAACATTAAGGGGGGAGTTTTTCTCCCCCTTTTTTGTGCCTATTGGAGATTTCTTACATTTCTGATATTTATATTAGAAGTAATACATCCAATTAGGAGAATTTTATGGAAGCTATTTGGCCAGGTAGTGGTTCCGCAGTGAGTGGTAATACTCCATTCGGACTTTATGATACAGATTCAACATTTCAAACAGAAGCACCAAAATTCGCTTCATGGTGTGCTAAAAGGTTGGGATATCCAATCATGGCTGTTGAGATGCAAGATTCACAATTTTACGCTTGTTTGGAAGAATCAATAAGTGAATACTCATCACAAGTAAATCAATTTAATATAAGAGAAAATCTATTACATTTGAGAGGACAGGCAACCGGTTCTTCGAATGACCTCACACATAAGAGAGTTTCACCAAGTTTTGGTGGGATGATAGCTCTTTCCGAACAATACGGAACGGAAGTCGGAGTTGGTGGTAGTGTTGATATGAAAAGTGGTTCAATAGATGTAGTTAGTGGTTCTCAAACCTATGATTTACAATCATTATGGGGTTCTGTAAGTGAAAGTAACAAAAGATTGGAAATCCGTAGGGTGTATTATGAAGCTTCCCCAGCAGTTGTGAGGTATTTTGACCCATATGCTGGAACTGGAGCAGGTAGTTACAATATGTTGGATAGTTTTGGTTGGGGTAACATGACTCCAGCGGTACAATTCATGATGATGCCAGTTTACGCAGACCTTTTGAGGGTTCAAGCGATAGAATTTAACGACCAAGTTAGAAAATCAGGACATAGTTTTGAATTAGTAAACAACAAAGTACGAATTTTTCCAAATCCAACCGAAAATTATAAGTTACACTTTCAATATTATCTAAAAGAAGATAAAGATTCACCATTTCAAGACCCAAATGGTTTAGGAATTGGAACGGTATCTGATAGTTCAAATATACCTTATCAAAATATGACCTATGGGAACATAAATGATGTTGGTAGGACTTGGATTCGTAAGTATGGTTTAGCTTTATCGAAAGAATTATTGGGAATTATTCGAAGTAAGTATGGAAGTATCCCAATACCTAATGCCGAGACAAATCTTGATGGTGATACCCTAAGAAGTGAAGCGAGTGCGGAAAAAGAAGCACTAATATCACAATTAAGAGAGGATTTGGAAGCAGCAAGTCGTAAACAGATGATGGAAAACGATAGTGAGGAAGCAACAAGACTTCAAGAAAAATTACAAAAAGTTCCACTACCAATTTTCGTAGGATAATAAAATGGCAGGTAGATTTTTACCACAAAGAGATAGAAATTTCTTAGAAAGAATCAATAAAGAATTAATTGGTGATTTAAAGAGTTCAAATGACGGAATTATAAATCAAAAGATAGTCATTTATAAAATTTCCACATACGATACCTCTACAAATATGTATGGAGAGGCAGTCGGTGGAAAAAACTTTAAACAAGGTGTACAGTTAGCTTGTATTGTTGAGGCTCAAGATTTTGATTACAATACAGATGAATTTGGGCCAGATGCACAACAAGATGCCCAATTCCACATACTTAGAGAAACATTATTAGAGTTGAGTTTGATACCTGAGATTGGTGATATAGTAGAGTGGAATTATGGGTTCTTTGAGGTCAATGGAATATTAGAAAATCAGTTAATTGGTGGTATGCAGGAAAATAACTGGAGTGTTACATTGAATACACATCTATCTCGTCAATCATTTACAAATATGTCAAGAATTAGGAGTATTTAATGCCGATAGACATTAAAACCCAAAGAAAAAAACCTGAACCAAGAAGCACTCGTGGTAAGTTAAATCGTGCAAGACAATATAAAGTTACAGATGGTCAACCAAAAGATATATCTGTAAGTTTGATGGACATGGATAGTGCAATTATGTACTATTTTGATAATGTCATTAAACCAACAGTTACAGAGAATGGTGAACAAATAAAAGTACCTACGATGTACGCATCACCTGAAAGATGGCATTCTATCAACAAAACTGGTTTTATGAGAGATTCTAAAAGACAGATTATCTTACCCGTCATAGCATTTAGAAGAACTGGTATGGAAAAAGATGATACCATACCTGTCGATAAGATAGACCCATTAGACCCAAAACTATTTTATACATTCGAAAGAAAGTATACCGATAACAATCGGTATGATAACTTTTCAATACAACAAGGGGTGATTCCACAAAGAGAATACTACAATGTTGCAGTACCTGATTATATGGTATTGAATTATGATTTCATCATCTTTACCCACTACATAGAACAGATGAATAGATTGGTTGAAAGAATAAATTGGTCGGCTGGCAGTTATTGGGGTGAACCTGGTAAAATGAGGTTCAAGACCAACATTGAAAGTTACACCGATAGTACTGAATTAGCAGATAGAGATAGAATTGTAAAGACAGAATTTAGTGTTAGTTTAAAAGGATACTTGATACCTGATGCATTTAACGAACTTCAAGGACCTCACACGATGCAAAAGTACCTCACACCAAAGAAACTTGTGATTGGTGCTGAAACAGATTTAAGTGTTGCAAGTATTGTTCAAACACCCGATGATGGTACAAATGTCACCTTAACCACACAAACACAAGGTGGTGGGGGAGGTGCAAGGATAGAAAATCAGCATACCATATCACAAGGAACAGGTATTACAATAACAAATACTGGTGTAGGTTTCGATGGTGCAAATCCTTTAGAACAAACAATATCAATAGACGAAACTTCAAGTCCAACCTTTGCTGGAATAACCACAACTGGTAATATAACTTCTCAAGGTGACATAATCGCGTTAGGAAATGTCATAGCAAAAAATTATATAGTAAGTTCCTCAGTAACATTTCAAACACAAAGTTTTTCAAGTGGTTCCACAATTTTCGGTGATGATTTGAGTGATACACATCAGTTTACTGGTTCGGTAAGTGTCAATGGTTCTCTTACAATAAACGGAGAAGCCGTAGGAACAAGTGTAACATCTTTTGATGAGTATATTAGAAAATCATTTGTAAAAAAGGCTTCAAGTATTACTGCGAATTCAACGGCAAGTTTTACTGCAGTAACTGCTTCAGCACCGAGTGGATTAACAGCGACAACAGAAAATGATTTTATATTTTTTATTAATGGTCAATATATGGAACATGACGCATTACAAATAGAACAGACTGGAGCAACATTTTTATTAAAAGTAGATACCGATGGTATTGGTTACTTTTTAGAAAGTGATGACGAAATAATAGCACAAGGAAAATTCAATGCTTAAACTTAAAGATTTAATCACATTAGATGAAATGAAATATAGTGGTGAAATAAAACCTAAACACAAGAAGAGGATGGAAAAGGAACTCAAACTCACACACGAGGTTCAAGTTAGGCATAATCCACCACCTTTGAACTCAAGTAGAGAAACAAGAAAAGAATTGGAATGGTTAAAACATTATAATGAAGGTCAGGTTGACGAGGATATGGTAAAAAAAGGTGATAATGTCAAGACAGCATTTAGGGAGTATTGTGAGGAAAACTTTTTAGATTATCCAAAGAATTACATTAAAGAACTTATAAAAGAAAGTGGTAAGATAATATACCAACTCAAGTACAAGTATAACAGACCTCGACCCAAGCAAGTTGCAGATTTTCTTGAAATGGATTTTCCAACTACCACACTTGAAAGTATGCACACCCCATCCTATCCAAGTGGTCATTCAACACAAGGTATTTTTATCGGTAGGGTATTATCCAAGATGTATCCTGAACATGAAAAACAACTCATGGAGATTGGTAAGATGATAAGTAATTCAAGATTGATGGCAAGAGCCCATTATCCAAGTGATTCTAAATTTGGTGAAGAGTTGGGTGAATTACTTTTCAGAAATCTAAAATAAATCCCCACTTCCACATTGGTTTTACCATAAACCAATATTTATTAACATGAGAAAAAGACATTGGAAAAACAGAAAAAATAGGCCTTGTCCCGATTGTGGTAAGATGTTAACCTACACAAGAAAGGATAGTTTTGATAGAGCTGTTGGAAACAATTCTGTTTGTAAGTCTTGTGCACAATCTGATAGGAAATTTACATTGGAAACAATCGAAAAAATGAAACAACCCAAAACTACCCAACATAAAAAAAGAATTTCCAAGTCTATATCCATGTGGTGGGAAGAGAGAAAAGACAACAGAGATAGTAAATGGCTAAGATAGGTTTAAAACAATTAGACAATATCCTATCGGGTTCCTTACAAGTCTCAGGTAGTGCTGGTGTTACTGGTTCAATTTCAACTACTGGTACGGGTTCATTCGGCACGGTTATTGCGACAAACTTTAGTGGTGATGGTTCTCAATTAACTGGTATTACTTCCGTTACCACATCCTCTATAGAAAATTTAAACGCTGGAATCATAAGTGGTTCGGAACAATTACCAAGTGGAATAATAAGTGGTTCAGAACAATTACCAAGTGGGATAGTCAGCGGTAGTTCTCAATTACCGAGTGGAATTGTAAGTGCTTCAGTTCTTTCAAGTGGAGAACAAGGAACCATAACACTTACCAATAATGGTGTAGCAACAAATGTAGATAGTGGATTACAAGTCGGTGACTCTCCGACATTTGCAGGATTGACCACTACTGGTGATGTAGTAATACAAGGAAAACTAACTGCTGAAGTTTATGCAATTAGTTCAAGTGTGACTCACATGACAAGAAGTTTTTCAAGTGGTTCTACAATATTTGGGGATGATATTACAGATACTCATCAGTTTACTGGTTCAATACTCATTAGTGGTAGTTTAGTCGATACCAATATTATAAGTGGTTCTTCACAGCTACCAAGTGGAATTATAAGTGGTTCAGAACAATTACCAAGTGGAATAGTTAGTGGTTCTGCACAAATAACATCTTTATTACCAAGTGGTGTGGTGAGTGGTTCATCTCAAATAATTTCTATCTCTGATAATGCACCAAGTAATCCAGTACAAGGTGATTTATGGTGGAAATCCGATGATGGTAATCTTTATGTGTATTATGATGGATATTGGGTAATTTCCATCGATACCACAACCGTTTTACCTGATGGGACAATAAGTGGTTCGGCTCAATTACCAACGGGCATTATAAGTGGTTCGAGTCAGTTACCAAGTGGTATCATTAGTGGTTCAACACAAATATTTACAGCAGTAACCTCAAGTGGAGATATTAGTGGAAGTGGGACTGGTTCATTTGGTGTTATAAATGTCGGTGGTGGTGTATTTACATCGGCATCATTGGCAAGTGGCGGTAGTGGTGTTTCTGCATACACAGATTTGACAGGTGTACCAAGTGGAATCATTAGTGGTTCAGAACAACTACCAAGTGGTATTATTAGTGGTTCATCACAATTACCGAGTGGTATTATTAGTGGTTCATCACAATTACCAAGTGGAATCATAAGTGGTTCAACTCATGTATTCTCAGCTGTAACTTCAAGTGGAGATATTAGTGGAAGTGGAACTGGTTCATTCGGAGTGATTAATGTTGGTGGTGGTGTATTCACATCAGCTTCATTAGCAGCTGGTGGTGGAGGAAGTACGGATACCTCTTACAATGGAAATAGGAGAATTTTACAGACAGGTTTTCCAACTCTGTTTTCTGCCAGTTTTAATCCTGGTACCGATGGTACGATTTCCGACTTTTTAGACGCAGTATTTTATCCAAATACAGCACCGAGTGTTTCAGCTAGTGCATTTGATGTAAATGAATTTGAGGTAAGTGGTTCGGTCATCGGTACTATAACAGCCACCGATGCCGAGGCATTATCAAGTGAAATTTCATTTGACACCCAAAGTTCATACACCGATGATTTTTTCAAAATACATAGTGGTAGTGGTGAGATAACATTAAATACAATGTCAACCGCTAGTATGAATACAGAAGCGAGACCACAAGATTCACTATCATCTCATCCGTTTTTGATTCAGGTTAGTGATACAATAACGACTTCAAACGCTACCATTCACATAAGAGTGATACCAAATACAGCACCGAAATTTAGAACCTCAGGTATTGGTGGTTCTGTAATCACTTCTAATACTGGTAGTGTAAATGAAAATACCACAAATGGTACAACAGTTTTAACTATGTTTGTCACAGACGATGAAGCCGATACCATTTCTCTATCACCATTGAGTCAAAGTGCAAATAATCATTTTAGTTCAAGTTTTTCAAATGTTGTTGGTGGTAAACAATTGTTGATAAAAACAAACACAGGTAGTTTTGATTTCGAATCAATAACATCTTACAATTTAGCAATCAGTGCATCAGACCAACATTTTGGTTCGACACCGAGTTCAAGTGGATTCATAACCACGATGCCGATATTGGTCAATGTAACCGATAACCTAGCACCCACAATGGCAAGTCAAGTATTTTCGGTCAATGAGAGTGAAGGTAGTTTTCCTGATATTGGATTGGGTGGAGTCAGTAATAGTGTGACAGAAGTTGGAACAATAACCACAAATGATAATGAGGGTGATACCGTAACATTTCTAAATCTTTCACTAACGAGTGGAAGTGGTGGTGGAAATACAGGTCAAAGTGACCCAAGTAACAATCCATTTCAAGTAACAAGTGCTGGAGTAATACAATTAAAATCCACACAATTTTTAAATAGTGATATTTTCAATCAATATAAATATAACGCTACATATCAAGATAATTTCAACGCTGCAAGTTCAAGTGGTGTCATCACAATTAATATCCAAGATGACGCACAACCAAGTATAACCACCAATGTAAGTGGAAATAGTTTTCACATCATAGAAAGTGCATTAAGTGGCTCAAGTATAAGAGTCGGTAGTAATGGTAGGACTGGAACTATTGCAGATATAAATTCTAATGAAACCGTATTATTCAGTATAACACCGAGTGGTTCATTACCTTCAAATACCAAAGATACAGGTTCTTTGGGTATAAGTTCGACAGGTAATCTTTCAGTTGGATTCGATGTAAGTGGTTCAAACTATAATTTCGATAGCGGAAATGTACTATCGGGTAGCGTTACCATTACAAATAATTTTGGAACAACAAATACCACAAATATAAATGTTAGTATGAGTATCAATAATGCACCAACACCTTCGTTTAGTAATACATCAGCCAACTTAAATACAAATGGTGCAAGACCAAGTAATACTTTGACAACGATATCATTTACTGATTCAGAAGGTGATTCATTAACTCATGATGAATTTACATTCACAGACCCAAGTGGTCAGTTAAACACCAATAAGGTTGGTGATACTTATCAAGTTCGAGCCACGACAAACCTAAGTGGTTCACAAGTGTATCAAATGACCGCTTCCATAAAGGACGAACACGGATTTAGAACTGGTACAACCGAACATACAATCACCATAGCACAAGCTCCGATTGGAACTTTAACCACAAACGGAACATTTTATGTAATTGAAAGTGCTACAAATGGGGCAACAATCTATACGAACTCAAATGGTAGAAGTGGAACACAAGGTGATTTAGGGGTGAATTACTCACCAAATTATAATAGTGCAGCAGTGGCTTCATTCACATCTTCAAATTCAGATATCAATGTGAGTTCGACTGGAGCTCTAACTCTTGGGTTTAATTTGAGTGGTAGTGTTAGTAAAAGTGGAGATACATTAGGTTCGAACATCACATTTAGAGACCAATATGATAATGTGGGTAGTGGAAGTATCACAATAAATGTCGTGACAAATAACGCACCTGCGATTAGTTTTTCACCAAGTAGTGTGACCTTATCTGCCGAACAAGCAATTAGTGGTTCATTTGTAACGAGTGCAAGTTTTACCGATACAGAAAGTGATTCAATAAATTATGATACATTTTCTATTACTGGTACACATGGAAGTTTATTTTCAAGTGAAAGGGTGGGGGATGCGGTTCTCATCACCACAAATACAGATTTATCAGCAAGTAGTTATTCATTTAACGCTCATGTAAGAGACCAACATGGATTCAACGCAGCAACACAATCATTGAGTATAACTGTGAAACCTATGATTTACTTGTACAAAAATACAAATGTGTTGGTGTTAGATGGAAGTGAATCAACCGCAATAACACAACTTGGTGACGCTGGTGGAGATGATGTTGGAATTACAAGTGGTTCATTCATGGGTCAGTTAAAGGCAGGAAAAATAGGTGATTCAACAATCACCGAGAGTGGTGGAAAACAAATGTTACTAATAGCATCACAAAGTGTAAATCATCTAGCAAATGATGGTGGAACATCAACATTTAGACAATTTGGAAATGTTAATTTGAGTGGTAATAGTGACAATGGACATCAATTTATGGTATTGTATCCATCTTCATCACAGGTTTTTCAGAAACCAAATAGTTTAAGAGCTGGGTTAGGGGGTAGTACTGCAAGAGAATTTACAGTATTCAATGATAACTCATCGAGTGACCAAGCCATAACTGCTGGTTTACATTACTTTGGAACCGATGGTGGAGTCAAGGTATTTGGTAATGATAGATGGGGGATGATATTTTCTTTAGATGCAAGTACAAACCCAACACAATTCTATCACTTATTATCATCAAGTGGTTCAGCACCATCGAGTGAGGTATAGGAGAGATAAATGGCATTAAGTTTTGGTGAAAATTTAGGAGTATTAGGAAACATCAAATTGACTGATGTAAAGTTAGTAGCTGGTGCATTTAGAACAATAGCTAGTGGTTCAGATACAGGTAGTATTACGGTTCAAAGGGTTGAGGACGGACAGATTGTTTACATTCAGTCAGAAGATAGATTAATCAAAGCCAGTAAAGCTGGTGCAACTGTAAATTGGAGTAACTTTTACTTCCCAAGTGCATCAGCTGGAGCAGAAACAGCAGGTATATTTGTGGCAACTGGTTCATCGTTCAATACCACTAATGATATAGAAATTACTGGTTCACTTTCAATATCGAATGGTGTTGTAGATATGTCAAATTCTACAGCAATAAGTGGTTCGACTTTTAGTGGTTCATTCGTAGGTGATGGTAGTGGATTGAGTGGAGTTACCTCTCCAATAACAATAAAGGATGAAGGAACTAACTTGACCACTGCTGTATCGAGTATTGATTTTGTAGGTACTGGTGTTTCTGCTACAACAAATGGTAATAATGTAACTGCAACGATAGCAGGAGCAGACTTGATAAATGTATTCGAAAATGATGGAAATGGTGATTTACAACCAAGTGATTCAAATCAAGGTATAAGTTTTTTCTATGAATACGATGATAATAATGATATTACACTAAAAGCTTAAAAATAAAATATTTATAACAATAGGAGATTTTAATGGCAACAAAGAACATAGTCCCAAGAGCCAATAACGAAGGTGGTATTGGAACCGATTCAAAGAATTGGGCCTCAGGTTCATTCGGTAGGGTCAATGTTTCTTCGTATGTAAGTGGTTCAGGAGCATCCACAGCTTCATTTGGAACTTATCGAGGTGATGGTTCTCAACTAACAGGTATCACAAGTGGTATATTTCAGACCACAGGTTCGGTAGAATCCACAACCAACAATTTACAAATTACAGGCTCCGTAACCGTAACGACAACTGGTTCATTCGGTAGAATAGAAGCTACAGCCATAACTGCAAGTAGAGTTGATGTGGATAGTGGAACGATAGCAGTCGGTGGTCAACCAATCAACGCAACTCTCGTTCAGAACATCAGTAGTACATTCTCATCTACGGAAGCACAAGATTCAACTACCGTTACAGGTTCATTTGGTAGGGTTGAAGCAACAACAATTCAAGCAAATCAATATATAGTTTCCTCATCCGTTACGGAAATCACCACCCAACAATTAAGTGGTTCGACACAATTTGGTGATTCAAGTGATGATACCCATCAGTTTACTGGTAGTTTGTTGTTGGATAGTACAGCATTTAAGTATGGTTCATCAACATGGAAGGAAGCAAGTGGTGTAAATGAGTTAACTGGTTCGAGTTGGGAGTTTAAAGCCACAAAAGGAAGTGGAGATTTATTTAATTTTGTAGACAATAGTAATAATTTAGTGTTTAAAGCAACACAAGATAAAGTTTTCGTGTTTGGGGCAGTCGATGGAGCTCGACCAACACCAATTGCAGGTGGACTCATATATAGTGGTTCAGATGCATGGTATTTAGGGTTCGAAAATGACCCTTCATGATATTTATTCATAACAAAAACCCTTTAGGGGTTAATTAGGAGAAAAAAATGGCACAATGGAGAAAGGTACTCGTCTCTGGTTCAGCCGCTGATGTTTCCTCACTAAATGTGGGAACAGCAGAGGGAACTGCGGGTACTATAATTAATAACTCCAGTATCGCAGGTTCAAGAATCACGGGTTCTTTCACTGGGTCATTTGTGGGTGATGGTACTAATTTGACAGGTATTACAGCTACCTCACTTGATATTGACGCATTTGGAAGTGATTTGACATCTGCCACACTTGAAGCAAGTGATTTATTTATTGTAAGTGATGGTGGAACTGATGGTAGAGCAAACATTGGTGATTTAGCAGCACCTTTAGCTGGTACTGGATTAGAAGCAAATTCAAACACAATCAGAATCGCCGCCGCAGCCGCAGGGAATGGACTGAGTGGTGGTGCTGGTAGTGCGTTAGCAGTGGACTTAAATGAATTATCAGCCGCAACTGTTAATGTAGCAGCAGATTCTATAGCAATTATAGATGCAGATGATAATAGTTCTAAGAAAGAATCTATAGCAGATTTTGTAGATGGAATCAACGGAACTGGTATTGATGCAGGTAGTGGACAATTAAGTATCGCAGCAGCTCAAACCAATATCACATCCGTAATAAACTCATCATTAGGAAAGATTGGTACAGCAGCAGACCAAGAGTATATTAAATTCGATACTGCAAATGAAGTTAATGTACACATTAATAATAACGAAAAACTAAGTGTAACCGCAACAGGAGTTGATATAACTGGTGACCTTACATTAGCAGGAGCAGTATCAGCATCAAGTGGTATGACTGGTTCATTTACTGGTTCATTTGTTGGTGATGGTTCAAATCTGACTGGTGTTGGATTCCAAATTGATGAATTATCCAATACATTGACAGCAGTAGCTCAATCAGATTTATTAGTAGTGGCTGACGCAGATGCTTCCAATGAAGAAAAGAAGATTACCTTTAGTAATTTTGAAGACCAAATCTTTGGAAATGTAAGTGGAGACGCAACAATCGCAGCAGCTGGAGCACTAACAATTGCAGATAATGCAGTTTCATTAGCCAAGATGGCTGGTCTAGCTAGAGGAAACATTATTATTGGTGATTCAAGTGGAGACCCATCAGCATTAGATGCTTCAACAGATGGAAGAATACTTGTTGGTGATGGAAACGACCTTGCTTCTGTAGCAGTTAGTGGTGATGTAGCATTAGCATCAAATGGTGCGGTAACAATTCAAGCCAATGCAGTCGAGGGTTCTATGTTGAACTCAAATACTGCTGGTACAGGATTGACTTACGCTGGTAGTAATTTAGATGTCGCATCAGCACAAACTACAATTGAAACAATCTATAACACATCATTAATCATCGGTAGAGCCGCTAACGATACAACGATTAACTTCACCACAGATGATGAAATCGTATTCGACCAAGGTTCAACCGAAGCCATGAAAATCGATTCAACTGGTGTAACCGTAGCTGGAAACTTAACGGTAAATGGTTCAACTACTACTATTTCGAGTACAAATTTGTTAGTAGAAGATGCATTTATATTCGCAGGAAGTGGTTCAGCAGGTTCAAATGTTGATGGTGGTTTGATTGTTCAAGAAGGTTCAAACGAAGGAACTGGTTCAGCACTCTATCACGATACTACTGATAATAGATGGTCAGTTGCTAAAACTGTCGACCAAAAAGCTACAGCAGTGACAGCGTTAGAGCATGTTGTAACTGTAAAACTACTCGGTGATAATGACGCAGCAATCGAAGGTGACAAAGAGTATGGAGTTGGTGAGATGGCGATTAACAATGACGGAACCATTTGGATTTATTCATAATAAATAAGAGGTTACAAAATGGCTTTTACAACTAAAGGTAAAACAACTATAGTTGAAGAAGAAACACATAAACTTACTAAACAGGACATAGAGTTCTTGTTGAATATAATTGAGAACTCTATGGTACCTGGTAAGTATGTGGGTTTAGCCAATCATGTGATTGGTAAATTAAGGAACCAATACCAAATGGCAGGTAGGTCTGAATTTCAGATAAAACAAGCTATGAAAGATTGGAAAGATGAAAAATCCAAACCCAAACCTAAGCAAAATATTAAGCAGGATGGTGATGAGATTTGGATTGAAGAAAAATAACTTATTGGCCTGATGTGAGGCAAACATTAGGAAGTGGGCTTGAAAGAGTAACCAACCATAAGGAGATAAATTAGATGCCAAGTTGGAAAAAAGTAGTAGTATCGGGTAGTAACGCGATACTGAATGACATAACATCGAGTGGTAATATAAACAACTCAGCAGGAACTGGTTCATTCGGAAGAATTGAAGCAACAGTAATATCTGCAAGTCGAGTTGATGTTGACGCTTCCACCATTACCATCGGTGGAACTGAAATAGATAAAACCGTTGCCGACAATATACAAAACACAAGTGGTACGAACACTGGTGATGTTACATTATCAGGAACACCTGATTATATCACAATAAGTAATCAAGTCATTACAAGAAACACCATTGACATTTCAGATGATACAAATTTAGTTGCAGGTACAAACATTACATTAGTTGGTGATACACTAAATGTAGATGATGCGTTCTTGGTGAATAATGCAAATGATAGCACAACTGGTACAATAACTGCTGGTGGATTCACTACTAATGGTACTTTAACATTGAGTGGATTAAGTGCACAAAATTCAGAACTAACTGCTCTGATGATAAATGGAAGTAATCATGTTGGAACAAGAGAATTAGGTGCATTAGCTTTTGAAGACCAAGCAGACTTAACCTCAGATGTTACAGGAACATTACCTGTAGCAAATGGTGGTACTGGTGTAACCTCCATGACAAATCTAAAAAATGCATTAGATGATGAAACATGGACTTTTGCAAATGAAATTACTGCAAATAGTGGTATACAATTACCTGATGATGCTGTTCTGAATATCGGTGACGGAAATGATTTACAAATCCACCATGATGGTAATAATAGTTTTATAAAAGACGCCGGTACTGGTGGGTTATTCTACAGAGGTGGAACCCAAACATTTCAAAACGCAGCTGGTTCCAAAACCATGGCTACATTTAACGCGGCGAACTCAGTTGATTTAAGTTTTAACAATAGTACAAAATTTCAAACCACGAATACTGGTATTAAAGTAATTGGTAATATAAGTGGTTCATCCGTATCCTCAAGTGGTGATATATTGGCGGATGGTGATGTTGTAGCATATAATTCATCTGATATGAGACTCAAGAACAATTTACAAGTTATTGAAGGTGCTTTAGATAAGATTGATGGAATAAATGGTTATGAATTCGATTGGAATGATAAATCACCCGGTTGGGCACGACAAAGAGGTCATGATGTAGGAGTTGTAGCTCAAGAGGTTCAGAAAATACATCCTGAAATCGTAGAAGAGAGAAAAAATGGTTATTTAGGTGTTGATTATAAACGATTAGTACCACTATTGATACAAAGTGTAAAAGAATTAAAACAGGAAATAGACGAAATCAAGCAAAAATGTGATTGTTTGAACAAATAAGGTTATATTTATTCTAAACTCATAATATAGGAGATAAAGTTATGGCAGTTACAGAAGAATCAAAACTTGCTACAAAAGTTGAAGAAAAATCTTCTGAAATTAAGTTTACTGAAGATGAGATTAAATCTTTGAATGATTTAAATCAAGGTTATCAAACCAAACAACAACAATTCGGTCAACTTAAGGTTCAGAGAATATTATTGTCTCAACAGATTGAAGCTCTTGATGAAACTGAAATTCGTTTGGAGACCGAGTATTCAGAATTACAAAAATCTGAACAAAAGTTGGTAGCCGAATTGAATGAAAAGTATGGGCCAGGTCAATTAGACCCAAATACAGGTGTATTTACCCCAACGGCTCAAGAAACACCTCAACAATAGTAATTAAATCCCACGATATCAATCGTTTGGGATTTTTGTGCTATATTTATATTTAAACATTTTGGTCTTCGTTAGGCCAAAACAATGATGTTTTATTTCATGAAATAATAATCAAATTGGGAGATAATTAATGGCAGAAAGAATCGTAAGTCCGGGTGTATTTACTCGTGAACGAGACCTTTCTTTTCTACCTCAAGGGATAGCAGAAATCGGAGCAGCTATCGTAGGACCTACAGTCAAAGGCCCTGCGTTTGTTCCTACTATGGTTTCGAGTTTCTCTGAGTTCGAAGAGATGTTTGGTTCAACGAAGAAAGAAATTTACACTCCGTACGCCGTAGAACAATATTTGAGAAGTGCTGGACAAGTAACGATTGTTCGTGTTCTCAACACAGGTGGATATTCCGCCGACTTTGTTCAAGTAAACATTAGTGGTAGTGGAGCCTCAAATACAACTGGTTTTGTATTGGCACCCTCTCGTGGTGGTTCTGATGGTACAGTAAGATTAGATGGATGTACAGTTACTCAAGGTTCAGGAGGAAGTTGGTCATCATTTACTTTAGCAGTAAGTGGTAGTAACTTTGGAGCTAAATCAGTAACTAATCGTTCTTACACCGTATCATTCAACACCTCAAGTGCAGACTTTTTTGAAAATGTGTTCTCTAAAGACCCACAAGTTCAAAAGTCAGGTTTGAATACCGTACCTGTTTATTTGTACAAATCATTTAAACATAACGCTAGTAACTTTGGTAGTAAAGGTGCAGCCTCTACTGCTTCATTAGCTAGTGGTTCATATAACCAAGTTGATTTCCAAAACTCAACATATAACAACGCTTCAACACCATCCATACAATCACAGATGATTAATGGTTCAAGATATAATCTTTTCAAGGTTAATACTCGTTCACATGGTAGTGATGTAAATGACAAGTTGAAAGTTGTTATCGTCGCAGTCAAGAAAGCTGGTACAATAGCTGGTAGTGATTATGGTTCATTCTCACTTCAAGTTAGACAGACTGGTTTGAATGACAAAGGTTTAACAACCGACAATGTATTGGAACAATTTGACAATCTGAACTTCAATCCTGAAAGTACAAATTACTTCGCAAGAAGAATTGGTGATAGATATGTGGATATAGATTCAGATGGTAAATTAACTTACAATGGTGATTGGGATAATCGTTCCAAACACATTTATGTAAGTGACTTTACTGAAATTGCTAACGGAGCTATACCAAAAGTATTGGTTCCAATGGGACACGCAGCAATTACTAATCCATCAGCTGGTGGTACAACCATTCCAGCATGGCCTTTCAAAGATTCTCAGTTGAACTCCAATGGAGCACCTGATGTGAATGTATTATATGGTCATGATTACGCTAACGCTGACGCATCTCAATACTTATCACCATTACCAAACTCCGCAGGAGCTGGTAACCACACCACAATGAGTCTTGAAGACTTTAATGGTACTGCTGAGATTAAACCATCCTCAGAAACATTCTCTAACGCATCTGAGAAAGTTACTTTGGATTTATCTCACATTGACCAAAGAAGATTCGTAGTACCATTTCAAGGTGGTTACGATGGAGATAATCCAGCAAATCCTAAGTTGAGTGGAGCTGACATTGTCGCTACAAACACACAAGGATTTGACATATCTTCAACTTCAGCTACTGGATACACAGCATATAAGAAAGGTATTAACGCAATCAGTAATCCTGATGAATTTGATATCAATATGTTGGTGGTACCTGGTGTAATTCATAACCTACACTCAAGTATAACAAATCACGCTATCAGCAAAGCTGAAGACAGAGGTGATACTTTTGTTATCTTGGATTGTGTTAAGTATGGAGCAAGTATTTCAGACGCTACTGCAGCAATCGAAGCACTTGATAGTAATTACGCAGCAACTTATTATCCTTGGGTAAAGATAAGGGATAGAAACACTAACCTACCTGTTTGGGTTCCACCATCAGTAGTGTTAGCTGGAACTATCGCATTTACCGATAGGGTAGCTCATGAATGGTTCGCACCTGCTGGATTGAATCGTGGTGGATTGACAACTGTAACAGAAGCTCAGACTCGTTTAACACACGCAGAAAGAGATACTCTGTATGAAGCAAGAATCAATCCAATCGCTTCATTTCCTGGACAAGGTGTATGTGTATGGGGACAAAAAACCTTACAAGGTCGTCCATCAGCACTTGACCGAGTCAATGTAAGAAGACTATTAATTAGATTGAAGAAGTTCATCGCATCATCTTCAAGATTCTTAGTATTCGAACAAAACACATCTGCAACAAGAAACAGATTCCTAAACATTGTGAATCCTTTCTTAGAATCAGTTCAAGCTAATAGTGGTCTATCCGCATTTAGAGTTGTTATGGATGATTCCAATAACACTCCTGATGTAATCGATAGAAATCAGCTAGTAGGTCAGATATTTATCCAACCTACAAGAACTGCTGAATTCATTGTGTTGGACTTCGTTGTCTTACCGACTGGAGCAGCTTTCCCAAGTTAATAGGGAAAAACTATATAGAAAACCCCACTTTTTGTGGGGTTTTTTATTGCCTAAAAATATTTATTATGGAGAAGAAATGAAAAACTTCTAAAAAACTTCTAAAAACCAATTATATGGTTTTTTTTAAATTGTGATATTTATATAAGAATAGACATTCTTAAATATTGGAGAAATGAAATGCCAGACTTATTAGATCCGTCAGAAATAATGTTCACTCCGTTTGAACCAAAGACGAAGAACAGATACATCATGTACATTGAGGGTATCCCTTCTTATTTGATTAAAACAGCGAACAGACCAACCATAGCTTTCGAGACCATCGAACTCGACCACATCAATGTGAAGAGATATATAAAAGGTAAGGGAGCTTGGGAAGAATTAGAAATAACACTTTACGATCCTGTGGTTCCAAGTGGAGCTCAAGCCGTTATGGAATGGGTAAGATTATCCCATGAGTCCGTAACTGGTCGTGATGGTTATTCCGACTTTTATAAAAAAGATGTAACCTTTAATGTTTTAGGACCCGTTGGAGACAAAGTTGAAGAATGGACTCTCAAGGGAACCTATATCGCAAACGCCACCTTTGGTGATTTAGATTGGGCAAACGCAACGGATCCTGTTGATATTACTTTAACACTTCGTTACGATTACGCAATCTTACAATTCTAATCTTAAACATAGGAGAGAGAAATGAGTGAATGGGTAATACAAAATTGGGAGTATGTATTGGTAGTGTTCTACGCTGTAGAAAAGATTGTCAAGATGACTCCAACAAAATACGATGATATACTTTTTGATATGTTACTAAAACCAATCAAGGACAAATTATCACCGAAAAAATAATTTACTACTAAGTCTGGCAACTTAAGTTGTAATAAAAAGTGAGGTTTTAATCACACATAAACTAATCAGTTTAATAGGAGAAAATAATGGCTGAAGAGAAACGCAAGTTTCCATCAGAGGTCGTTGATTTGCCTTCGAAAGGCTTGTTGTATCCGAAAGACCATCCATTAGCGAGCGGTCAAATCGAAATCAAATACATGACAGCTAAAGAAGAGGACATATTGACCTCAAGAACACTTATTCAGAAAGGTATTGTTTTGGATAAGTTGATGGAAAGTGTTATCGTACAAGATGGTGTGAAACTCGATGATTTACTATTGGGTGACAAAAACGCTATCATGATTGCCACAAGAATATTAGGATATGGAAAAGATTATTCAGTAGAATTAGTCGATCCTGATAGTGGTGAGAAACAAAGTGAAACATTTGACTTGACTAAAATCGAAGATAAGAAAATCGATGAAAAGTTATTCAAAGGTGGTAAGAACGAATTCGATTTCGAACTACCAGCTTCAAAAGTCAAAATTACTTTCAAACTTTTAACCCACAAAGATGAAAAAGAAGTCGATGAGGAGTTAAAGGCATTAAAAAAGTTTCAGAAAGAAAGTGGAGTGACGAGTGAAATCACAACAAGGTTGAAAAAGGCAATCTTGTCAGTTGATGGAGACCAAACTCGG